CCAAGGCTATTGTCTCGTGTGTATAACGAGCAGTGTAACCTTCACCTGCATTGTCAAAACTTACCCCAGCACCTTCTTCTTTAGTTGGTGCGGCACCAAATCCTACAATCAATACCTCTTCCTCGAAAGCTCTATCTGAGTCCTCGATTGAGAATATTTCTTCATATTCTCCTGTGTATTCATCATATTCCATCCCAAACAAAGCATTTAGTCCGGGTTCTAGCTCCTTGGCTAGTTGCGCTCTACTTATTGCCATTGTTTAACTCCTTATGCTAAACCAGCGCCTTTAACGCCAGCAATATGATTTTGAATCACAACCAATACATTAGTATTAGAGGTACTTACATCACTGTTATCAGGGTCTTGAGAAATATCAATAGCCTTTAGAGGTAATGTTGTAGTAGTTGCACCTGTTGACAAGTCTAACTCCATACCTGAAATCCCTGTAGTAGTGCTTCCTGAGTTGGTATCGACAATGTCGAAATTACCAAACAGGTCTGCTACTGGGAAAGTATCGTCAGACTGTACTTCAAATACCACATTAGGGTCATCAACTATAAAAGCAATTATGTCTGAAGCATTAGTGCTTGCAGGGTAAAAATTGCTGAATACTTGCTCTGATGTGGTTGGGTCTGTATACATGCATCCATTAAAGACACCAACTACAGGCACAGTTGAAGAAGCAGCGGCTCTTTCAACACCTCCACCAGTGACTTGTTTTACTAAGTCACCTTGAAAAATGCTTGTACCATAGTTAGCGGCAATTCTGTAACGAGACTGCCCACCTGAGTAAGGTGAACCTCCCATCATTCTTACAGGTTTCAGACCAAAAGAGGCATCTTTATTTGCCATAATTATATCCTACCTTTTTTTTCCAAAATTAACTTTAGACTGTCTATCACTAGAATATTTAACATATCTATTGTTGCCATCAAGCTCATTAAACATATTATTATCAAGAGCTTCATTCTGTTGAATGTTTCTGTTCTTGTAATAATCTGATCTCTCAGCAACAGTTTCTACTGGTATTTTAGCTAATATCAGTCCACCTACACTTATAACACCTGCATGTTTCCCATGTTCTATTGTGGGTAAAGGGAAGTCAGGGATTTCTTCTTGTTTGACGAACTCCCAACCTTCTCTCATCCTAGCAGAAACATTGTTCCTATCTTCAACACCAACATATTCTGACCTTATCCATCTATACTGATAGCCTTCAGGTGCAGGTGGTGTTTCCAACATTCTTGCAGGTTGCCATGGTTTTCTTCTAGCACTTTTATCGTGTTGCTCTTCTTCACGAGATGAACGAGTATTTTGTTCTACTTTATCTAAATCCATTATTGTCTCCCTTCAATTTTTAACATTTCTTTGCCAATTCTTTTGAGCCAGTCCTCTTGAGACATGCCTCTTGGCTTTATATTATTTTTAACAGAGAGGTGGTCAGATGAAATCTTAATACCTGTTCTCTTGCCTTGTGCTTGTTGCCTACTTCCATTGGAAGCAGATGCTACCCTTTGCACAGATGGGTTTGCATCTTTATTAGCATCTGATTTTAAATCAGGATAAACCTTTTGCAATCTTTTGTCCATTTCTTCATAGTATTCATCTTCAGTACCATCATAACCTTCATTGGTTAAATCTTCATGAATACCCATTGCAGTATATGTTTTTACTCTGTCCTTTTGGAACCAAGAGTTTTTTTCTGCCCAAGCTACTGCTTTTTCATCAGGCTTAGGTTCATCATACACTGGTTGTGGAGCTTGAACTACATTTTGTTGAGTTTCTTGTGCAACCCTATTTTGTTCAGATTGAACTTTAGCCAACCTTACCCTTTCCTCTTCTAAGGCAACCTTGTTTAAAAGCTCTACACTTTTAACTTCAAGATCAGGGTCATTAGTTTCTTTGGCTTTTCTATAGAGTTCCTCAGCTTGTTCTTTTTGTGATTTAACTCTATTTTCATACTCACTGGTGTAACTCTCATCTAAAACAGCTTGCTTTTTTCTAAGAGCATTAACTTCATTTTGCATTTGTGCAAAACGAGTTTCAGCTTGTACCGCCCTATCTTCAGCGGCTTTATATTTAGCAGTAAGCTTATTAATTCTTTTGCTTACTCCTCTTGTATATCTATCCAGTTCATCATCAGAGTCACCTGAGTTGACTTCTGTAGATTCTGCTTCATCTAATGAAACTGTTTCTTCAACATCATCATTCTGAGCTTCCTCTAGCTGAACCTGAATTTCATCTACTTTATTTTCCATGTCTATATCCTCTTATACTGATATGATGTCATCAGGGTTTAAGATGGTTGCAATGACTTCATCATCATTGATGATTCTGACCTCACTCTCATCTCCTAATTTAAACCTAGCTCCTGCATACCTGCCAACAAGAACCCATTGTTTTTCTTGACACCAAGGCTTTTCAAACCTTTTAGGGTCTTTATAACAATCCGGTCCCATGGCAACCACATAAGCAACTACAGTTGCTAGACTCTCTCTTTCGATAGTCTCCTTTACTAATTGGATTCCACCTTCTGTCATGCCTTTACCTTTGTATGGCAGAACTAACATTCTCCATCCAGTTGGTTGAGGCATCCTCTCTAGTATGCTTTTGTCAATAAGGGTTGGGTCTAAAACCCTATCATCCTCTTTGACAAAGGCACTATCTAAATTAATACTTGATTCTTCTTTAATGGCTTTTTCTGACATTTATATATCCTCTCCTTGTAAGTGTTCTTTTATCTTATCACGAATATAATTTAATGCAGATAGTTCTCCCATTAAAAAGTTATATTTTTCCATGTCAGATACACCACCTGAAGTGAGGACATCAACTATTTGTTGTTCTCTATCTTGCATAGCCTTACGCAAAGATGAGACATGATCATAAAAATCCATTTAGATTTAAAAAATTCCTTTAAACTTATTGCCTCTAAGTGCGGCTCCTTTACCTCTTGATTCACCTGCCTCCCTACCCGGCTTGTGTGATCTATCAACCTGTATTTTTTTTGGTTGACTAAGGGGAATGTTGCCTTGACCTTTAATATTTATTTGAGTTTTGGCTGTCACTTTTTACCTCCTGTTTTTTTTGCTTTGGCTTTAGCTTTTGGTTTTGCCTTAGCTTTAGCTTTTGGCTTTGCCTTGGCTTTTGCTTTAGGCTTTGCTTCTACTACAGGCTCAGGCTTTGACTCTGAGTCCATAACATTTTCAACAACCTCTGAAGATACTTTTTCTTTTATCTTCTTCTCTTTGATTTGTTGTTTAATTTTATCATTTATAGAACTTGTCATTATTTATTCATCCTCTGTTGTAAATCAATTAATTTTAGCTCAGTTTGTTGTTGAAGTCTTTGCTTTGCAATGTCATTCTTCTCAGCTTGTACTTGAGCCTGCTGATCT